TCTTTGCTCATTCTGTTATTGTTCTGTTTTAGATGTATCTAAGAAATTCTGCCCTAGCTTTGTCATCCTCTTTGAATACTCCTAATAGTTTGGTAGTTGTAGTCCATGTATCGTGCTTCTTAACTCCTCGCATACACATACAAAGGTGTTGTGCTTTTAGGCTAACTGCTACTCCTCTTGGGCTTAGTTCTTCCCATATTTTCATAGCCACTTGGCTTGTTATCCTTTCTTGGTTTTGAAATCTATTTGCAAAAAGGTCTAAAGTTCTAGCCAATTTACTTAGACCTACTATCTTTTTATCAGGTATGTAAGCAATAACTCCTGTTCCAAAGAATGGTGCGGTGTGGTGTTCGCATAAGGAATAGAAAGGTATGTTGCTTTGCACTATCATTTCATCCGTACCTTCGGCATCAAAGCTAGTAAAGTTAAATTCCTTTGGTTCAAGGAACTCCCTCATAAACTTTATATACCTTTTAGGTGTCTCTTGTAACCCTTCTCTTTGCGGATTTTCTCCTAATTGTCCTAAAATACTTTGAAAATGCCATTCAGGACTGCCTTCTTGGTATTCTCTTATACTCCTGTTTTCTTGTTCCATATATCAATATGTAATCGGTTAGTTAATCTTAAATAGTTTTCTTTGCATAATTCTGCAACTAGTTCCTTTGTTTCTTTTAGTTCTTCTTGGTTACTACCTGCAGGCATCAAAGTAATTAATGATTTGTCTATACCATTAATTGCCTTAATCTCCTCCCAATCTTGTCTGCTTGAAACAACAAACTTAAATTGTGTGTTGTATTTAGATAGTTTAGTTAAAACCTCCTCGTTTATTCTATCTTTTAATGGCATACCACTATTGGCTAGTTTAGGCGATACATTCCATTGGTCTACTAAGTTTAACATATCATTATTAGGCATGATAGTTCCGTTTGTTTCTATCTCAATAAAAGGAAAATCGTTTATTTGTTCTACTATGTATTGTATGAAGCCTTCTATATTCTTTTGCTGAAGCATTGGCTCTCCTCCTGTTATGATAACATTTGCTCCATTTCTAATTGCTTCCTGACATTCAATAGGTAGTATTTCTGCGTAAGGTTTGCTTTTACCTTTTATCCATACCTCAATACTATCGCATCTCCAAGTTGCTCCATCGTGTAATTTGCCATCCTTTTCAGTTCCTTTGCCTCCACACATTAAGTTACAACCTGCTAGTCGTACAAATACTGCAGGAAATCCTGTTGTCTTACCTTCTCCTTGTATTGAGTAAAATACTTCGCTAACTGCCAATTTCATATATTACATTACTTGATTTTGTTTCTGCCAATTCTATCTTAACTATTGGCAAATGAGTTTTGATTTGATTAAATATCCATATAGCCATATTCTCTGCACTTGTTTCAAAAGGTAGTTCAATGAAAGGTTCGTTAGCCATATTCAATACATCACATAAACTATCTTCTCTAAACAAAAGAAAGTGATGGTCGTATTGTTTTATGATAGGCTCTACTACTTTGTCTATATCGCTAAACAACATAGTAACTCCATCCTTCATTTCATTAAATTTAAAATGGCATACTACATTATAGGTATGACCATGTATTCTACCACACTTCTCTCCTGCATTTTTGTTTCTATGTGCGGCATAGAAATGATATTTTTTCTCAATTATCATATAGTAAATTTAAAATGTATGCTTCCTCGTGCCAAATGTTTAGTTCTGCTCCTTCATAATCAGTAGCCATTATGTAACCTTCTAGCCTTCTGCCTAGGTCGGACTTGTATCCTATTTCAGGATGTTCTCTTAAATTACCAATGGCATTTTCTATTACCTGTACTGCATTTGTGCAATCAAAAGGAGTATATACTCTGTCCTTAGGGATAAACTCCTTGAAACTTCTAAAGTTTGGATACACAATATCTGCACCAAAGATTGTAGCCTCAATAACAGTCCAACTAACATAGTCCTGTAACGAGGAATTAAATTGTATTTTACATTCTGCCAATTCATTATAGTATTCCTCTTTAGTTAAATTTGCTAATAGTTTAAATCTAGGTTGTATAACGCTATACGCATATAGTTCCTTTACTATATTTGGTAGGCTACTTCTAAATTCTTTGCCTGAGGTAGTTAGATGCCATTCCCAATCAGGATGGGTTTCTAAAAATTGTTCTGCTACCTGCAACATAAAGTATGGGTTCTTTTCCTTATCCAAACGGCTACTGAATAAAACAACATTCTTTTTTGTTGTACTATAGGGCAACTTCTTTCTAGTTTCTTTTATGTGTATTGGCAAGGATACAACATGAATAGGTGCTTCAAATCCTGCAAACCTTAATTGGTCTCTATGTATTGTACTTGCAACAAATATTCCTGCTAATCTTCTATCTAAACCTAGTTCGTAATGTCGCATCCAATATGCCATAGGATAGGTAAAGTCATATTCATCTACGGATTGTGCGTGTACCATTGCGTAAATTTTAACCTTGATATGGTAAAGGTCAAGTGCATATAGTACACTACTAAAACCTGAAGTCCAAAAGTCCTGCAGATAAATTACATCTCCATTCTTTACATTTCCTTCTGCGATTGCAGTTAGAAAGTTATCACATTGGGATAAACTATACTTACCTCTGCCTACTGCATCTAATACTACTCCTACTTTGATTTGTTGGTCATTATCATATTTGCCTTCCACCTCAACAAACCTTACAGGATATTCTTTGAATGTATCAGGTATCCACTCCTTACATAATTGGTAAGTGTATCTAGCTTTTAATGGCTCTAAGCCAAAGTACCATATTGTTTTCATATTGAAACTATTGCTCCGTTTTCGTTATCTTCTAATACTACTACTGATGTTGCATCAAATTCTAATAACAATTCCTCTGCTATACTTTCACAACTTTTGTTATCAAACATTACAGGTTGTTTGCCTAGGTATTCAAGCACTTGTCTTTTTAACATTATGATTTCAATATCCCTATCATTATGTTCTACCTGCTTTGTCATTGTAATATGAAAGATATGCCTGTGTGGGTAGGTTAAGAAACTTACTTCAGGTATATCGCAAGTACCCCACTTATGGATACCTTCTACCTGTAATTTAATCACGATTTCTTTTCGCAAATTTTTCATAGGTTAGTGTGTTTTTTTCTAGTTCCTCGTTTATGTATAATATATCTCGTAGGTCAGATACTTTGGCACAGGCTAAAAATAAATTCAATCCTCTTTTCTTACAATACTTTTGGTATTCAATATGTGCTACAATACTTAACATTGTTGCTATACTATACAATCCTTTATGGTTATCTAAATTACTAAATTCTTTTGGTGTTACCTTAAATTTATCTAGTAATTGTTTTATTTGATATGGTAATTCAACCTTTCTTTTTAAGACATCAATATATCTAGGACCTTTCATTCCTTCATCAAAGTAACGCAGTATGCCAAATACTTGTGATGCCTGTACCCAACTACTACTATCAACACTATGTAGTGGCAACTGCAACATATCAGGGAACTTAACAAAACCTAAGCCATGCATCAATGCCTGTGTGTTTTTATAAACGTCTTGGTATCTTTTTTGCATCCATTGTCTATAACTAGTTACACCACCTGCAACGCAAATGTGCGGATTTCTAGCTACTGCCTCCTTTAGATAGGTATAATCATTATCATAGGTAGTAAACACAAACATTGGATTGAGGTCTCTTTGAAGCATCAATTCATAGTTATCCTTACTTGCTTCATGGTTATTGATAACGTCTAACATTACATACTTCTCGGAAAATTGCCCAAATGCATCTAGAAACTTGCAATAGTTATCTATGTTTAACCATCCCATCTTTCCATTGGTATTGTTAAATAAAGTAAAGGCACCACTATCTATCATGATATTTGTGATGCCATCTCTACTAGGTCCAAATGTAATGTCGCATAACTTCTTAGACTTACCTAAGTATGCGTAGCTAACTAATATGTTTAGGTGTGTATTATTTGATTTCACAACCGCTATATGATGTTGAAATAGTATCCTTGATTAATTGTTCTATTTCTTTAATTTCTCCTAGCCATGCATCAGGTACAACTATTGTAATTACATTATCCTTTCTTGCTTCAGGTGCAGGTAAATTTTCATCAATGTAATCTAATTGTTCCCAATTTTGGTTACTAATTATTTCTAAACCCCATTCTTCTAGTTCTGTGTTATCCCATTCGTTAGCAAGAATATCCCAATCCCACTCTCCAAAACCTACGTTATCCTTGATTACAAACTCCTTTTGTTTTTCTTCACTCCAATCAACTATTTGGATAGGCACTTCAGTCCAACCTGCTTCCTTCATAGCTTTTAATCTCATGTTACCTCCAAGTACAACCATATCAGTATTTACTACGATAGGTCTAACCTTAGACATTTCAGGAAATTCCTCAATAGATTTGACTAACTTGGCAAACTTGCCATCCTTAATTACTCTAGGATTGTTAGGATTAGATTTTACTTCACTAATCTTAACGACCTTGACCTCGGTAGTTTCGTTCTTTTTTGTCATGTTTGTTATGTGTTTTTTGTGCTTTGCCGCACTTTCGTTTCCCAAAGTTAATCTTTTTGGAATCACTTTTTACTTTTGCCATTTAAAACTTTAATATGTATGTCCTTTAAATATTGTTTAAACTGCTTTTTATCTCCAAACTTTTCATGACAAAACCTACAAACTGCCATCAAATTTTCAACATGGTCTTTATCGCTTCCTCCCATTCCTCTTGCATCAATATGATGTATATCTACTGCTTTGTTACCGCAAATTTCACAAGGAATGAAATCACATTGGTCTATACAAAAGTAATCAAAATATACTTTAGTATGCTTTTTCATTACCTATTAATTTATTATAAATAGCAAATCGCTTCTTGTTTACTTCGTGCAAGTTAAAGTTCTTATTGCAATATTCAAATAGCCTTTCCCCAAAATCTATTCTAGCCGCCTCATCATTAACCAATAGGTGCACCCAATAGTACCAATCCTTTTGTCTATCTACATAGCATACAGGCATATCCTTGTATGGATGAACATTTGAAACAATGGCAGGATTGTATTTACTAGCAGTTTCTAATACTTTTAGATTAGATTTCATTGAGTTAAACTTATTATCTACCAATGGAATAACGCTAATATCACTATCTGCGTATGCCGCCATATATTTAGTTACCTCATTGTAGTTGTATATCTTAGGATTAAGTTTAAGTCCACAAGTAAAGGCACCTATCATTTTATCCCATACATATTTTTCTCCTTCATTGTATCCTGCTATAATTGTACTTACAGGAAAATTTACCCTTTTCATTGGGTTTCTTAAGATGTCAATATCCCTTTCATGTGTGCCTGAACCTGACCAAAATAAACGTACAAGGTCGCTTTCTATTTTGTTATCCTGAAACTGCTCCTCGCCATAAGGTATGGCA